ATGTTGCTCTTGGTGACGATGAATCGCTTGTTCGGGGCCGGCGTTGACAGTTTGTTGGCCCGATACAGTCCGGTGGCGGTCAACCAGAACATCGAGATCCGCACCGTCTGGCTGGTAGCACCGCCCTGGAGCTGGCCCCAGCGGGCGTCGCCGAATTCATCCCACCGCAACGTCTGGTCGTCCCAGGTCGGCCCCAGCTCGGTGAATTCATCCAGGTCGAGCCCGTAAACCATGCAGACGACGCGGTCCAGGCTCGGGCCGTTGTCGCGGTCGACCGCCGCGTCGATCACAGTGTAGTTATCGTCGTCGTAGTTGTAGACCAGCCCCAGGCGGACCGACTCCGGTATGCTTATATCCCGGCTCAGGACGTCCGGCAGGGCATCGTACTGGACGATCACCTCGCGGTTGGTGTAATCGGTGATCACGCGGACGGAAGATTCCAGGTTTTTCACGTTGCGGTAGAACCAGTTGCGGACCCGGTCCTCCGAGACCTGCTTCACCGTGTTGCCGTCGTGGATGTACATGACGTCGGAGCCAACAACATAGTGTTGGTTCAAGAATTCAGCCGCACCGTAGAGCCCGACGCAGCCATAATCGAACAGCCGGCGGAAATCCATCACGAATCCGCCGCCCGTGAACAACATCTGGGTCGCCGCGCTGGAATTGTAGATGATCAGGCCCTCGCCCAGGGTCGCCGCCCACTGAATAGGCCCAGCCTCGAGCCCGATCTGGTTTTTACCGGCCAAATTGGTGGTCGAATTGTAATCCCAGACGTTGCCCTGGTCCTCCCAGAGGTCCGGAGACTGAAATCCGTCGCTCCACCACACCGTATTCGGCTGGAAGGTGTCATTCTGGGCCCCGATGCTCTCGGTGACGTTGCACGCGACCAGGAATGACTTGTAGGGCACGATGAAACGCGCCCTGGCCTGGGTGTCGAAGTTTTCCGTACCGGTATCGCTCGTGATGATGCCCCAGTTGGGCATGTCGATGAACTTATCGGTGACCGGGTCGAAGACCTGGGGGGCGTCGGTGCCGTTGTTGAAGACGCAGGTCAGGCCCCAGGCGAATGACTGCCAGTATCCGTCCTCCGGCGTGAGATACCCGCTGCCTTCCCGGGTGACGTCCACCCAGGAGGATGTGTCCGAAGACGACAACCACAGTGATGCCCGGGTCGCGACCACGATCCGCACGATGTTGCCGTCGTAAAATTGCTGGGCCCACATCGCGCCGGCGGGGAAGTTACTGGTTTCTGTGTCGCTTACCAGATCTGGCTCCAGGCACTTCTCGATGTAGTTGCCCTTGAAGCGCACATTCCGCACCTGGTTCCAGGCACCGATCGGCAGCATCGACGCTGGGGTATCGTCAATGAACCCGAACTTGCCGTAGTTCCTCATCGGTACGAACATGGATCACCCCGCGACGTAGCAGATGTAGTACAGGCAGCAAAACGGCTGCGTGGCGTTGAAGCTGTGGCTGTGGTTACCCGCGCTGCTGCTGTTGGTCGTCGGGTGGGTGTGCGCCTGGTCCGCGCCCGCGATAGAGGTCGCGCCGTTACCAGGTGACGTGGTCGTTTTCACGATGGTGTAAGCGAAGGGCCCGTTGGAGTTGGTCAGTTTCACCGCGGCATATTCCAGGAAACCCACCGGTGTGGGGTTGCTGCCGCTGATGCTCGCCGATCCACCGAACATGCCGTGGCCGTGACGTGGCATCTGGCCGGATGTCAGAGTGTGCCCTGGCGTCGCGACGGAGTGCGTGTGCGCGCCGGCGTTCTCGGTGTTGCGGTTTTGCTCGCCGGCGGTGTAGCGCAGCCCGCCCGTCTGGCCCTGGGAGAGTCCGGTCCAGTCGGGGTTCAGCACAAACCGGCCGCGCAGGTCGGGGGTGGTGATCGTCCTCGAGACGCCATTACCATCACGGTACTGGTGGGTGCCGCCGTCACACTTGGCCCAGCCCACAGGGATCGTCGCCGCGGTGCCGTACCAGATCGCGATACCACCCACAGGAATGCTCGTGCCATCGGGAGAGGTCGCCAGGGCCTCGAGGGCCTTGATCCTCGCCTCCCAGGACGACATGATCCTGGCGGACAGCAGCGTGCTGCCGTTGTCGCCGGCAATGTCCGCGTCTTCGTAGACCGGCCCGTCGAGCCCGCCCAGGGTGTTCTTCACGTCGGCCTTCAGGGCGTTGAACTGCTCATCGCCCTGGGCCACCAGATCCTGGCCCGTCGGGGTTCCAGGTTGGATGTCCTTGATATATGTCATGCCGGTATCACTCCGTACTGGACCAGTTTCTGCTCGAACGCGAGTATCTTGTCGAGCAGGGCCTGGGAGGCACCTGCAGGAACCACCACGCTCGGCTCCCACATCTGGTTGTTGGCGTTCCAGGTGAGCACCGCCAGGTCGTCGGGAGCCATGTTGCTCACGTCCACCAGGTCGCCCAGCAGGAGCGAATCCAGTTTATCAGCTGACTCAGCCGCCTCGGCGGCCGATGCCGCGGATTGGCCGGCGGATGCTGCTGAAGCTGTGGCAAAGTCCTGGGCCAGGTTGGCGTTGTATGCGCTGGAGTAGTTGTCTCCCTCGACGGGTCCGTCGAGCTTGATTGCCCAGGCTTGCGCCAGGGCGACCGCTTCGCCTGCTCCGCTGTAGTCGACATCCGGGTCATTCCCTTGGTAGAAGCTGCTCATCAGTAGATGTTCCTCACTGTTACGGTGGAGCCACCCACCTCGTCTTCATCGGTCTGGCCGTTGGTGGCGTCCATGATCTCACGGAATTGCGCGGCCCACACCGGGATTCTCTCGTCGCCGATCAGGTAGGCCTGGGCCTGCAGTAGCGCGCCGTACAAGTACAGCCCGGGTGCGTAGCGCAGGGTCCTGGTCCAGTCGTTGTCGTTGACCAGGGGGCCCTGGGTCTCATAGTAATACAGGGTCACATCCTCGTTGGTTGCGGCCCTGGGGAAGAAGTAGATGTTGTCCTTGATCCGGCCGAACTCGACAGGAACGCCGGCGGGCACGTTGCCAGTGATCGCCGCGGCGTTCTGCCCGGTGAATCGCTGATCGGTGACCCTGGTCAGGGGTTTGTCGTTGTACAAGACCAGTTTGGCTTCGAGGTAGTTGTTGGGGATCTCGATCTTGATCTGGTTGGCGAACTTCGCGCCGATGCCGCCGACAGGTGGTTGGTACAGGCCGGTCTCGGATGCAGGGTAGACGGCGATCTGCTCGTTACCCGGGCACCGCAATTCGCGGAAAATCATATTCTCCGCCAGCAGAATAAAGTCTGGGATTTTGTCGGTCAGATCAGTACGGTCGAGCCAATTAGCTATCGACGTTTTGAGCGTTCCGTAGTCCGTTATCATGTGCACCGCCTATGTGATTGGGCACCACGATACGGTTGCCTGTGCCGACGCGGGTGGTGCTGTGTTGAGTATGCAGCTTCGAGAAATCCCTGGACAGGAAATACTTCATGAACTCCTGGCGGACGGTCCCCTCTCTGCGCGCAAATTGCTCCATCGTATAGCCTTTGGACTTCAACCAATCGGTGAGTACCACCACCGGGACGCTACCGATGAACTGCCTGCCCGTGGGATTGACCTTCGGGGTCTGTAACTCCTGGGCCTGGCGAATCCGTGCCACGCGATCCATAGCGGGCTGTAACTCTTGAGTCTGGTGCCGATAATCGACACCAGACTCATGAGCAAAGCTGCGAACGTAATCGCCCACAGCTCTGGTTATGTGCTTCTGAGCCATTATACGGTCAGGTTCTTCGGCACATTGTCCACGATGGCGTGGGCCTGGGTGTTCAACACGGCGAAGGTCGATTCGCGCAGGATCTGCCGCTTCTCGTTGTCGCCGGTCTTGGCAATCGGCCAGTCGCGAGTAGCTCGCAAGACCGGGGTCGCCAGGTAGTTGAAGTCCAGGAGCAGGATTGCGTTGTTGGCCTGGGACATTTGACGGTCCAGAACAACATCCAGCTCACCGTAGGTGGAGACGTACAGGTCGATCACGTTGACCAGCATCTTGTCGTTGCGGATGTCGCGGTTGCGACCTGCGCTCAGAGCAAAACCGGCGAAGTAGCCAGCGGTCAGGGGATCGGTCACTGCGTAGCCGGGGTTGCCGCCCACAGTGTACGTCGCCAGGTGCGCTTCCAGGAGGAAAGTCTCCAGGTCCGCTACCGTGGTCGCGCCAGTAGCGTCAACGATGTTGGCCGCGTCCACCTGGGCGTAGATGGATGCCATCTCGCGTGCAGTAGTCGCGTCACCGGCGACAGCAGTCTGGCGGGCACCACCAGGTGCGCCGACGATTGCCATCTCCTCGTCATTGGCCAGCTCGCCGTAACGCAGCTCAAGCTGGTACGCCATTTCTGAATTACGCCCGTACTTCTTGACGTCTTCCAGGGTGCCGGTTACCTGAGCCACTTTGTCCATGATCTGGCAGTAGTTCTGCAGCTCAGTGACGGGCTCTGACACGTCGTCGCCGGCGTCCGCGCCTTCCACTTTAGCGTTCTTGCCAGAAGGCTGGAGAACGTCCTGGGTCCACTCGTGGATCTTACCGGTGGCCTGGGTGGTGCGTGACATCGAGGCAACAGGGTTGTCGATGGGTGAAATGTTGTAGATGTCGTCTACAACGTCCTCTGCTTGGCGCAGCTGCTCGTATGTATCAAAACCAGGCATGGTATGCCCTCCAAAAATAAACCATTACAAGATCAACGGCCCCTGCTTTCCCTCTCCAGTCGCTGCCTGGCCTTCTCTGCGAAGGTGCCACGTTGGTTGGGCACTACTTCCGCAAATCGTCCTCTGGCGTCTCTGGACACACGGCCTGTTTTGCCGCGGGGTGCCTGAGCCTTCCGTTTAAACTTCGTCTGGACGTTTTTGCCGGCGGTACGCAGGGTCATCAGTGCATGCAGAGCCTCGATTACCACCGGATCGGTGGTGTCGTTGAACTGCTTTACGGGCATACCCTGGTTGACTGCAAACTCGCGGAGTTTTGCGTAGGTCTCGTTCCCCCAGTTGGGGATCGTGCGCCGGAGCCGAATCTTCGCAATGGCAGCTTCTCGCTGCTTCACATGCGCCATCGTTTCCTCGCGCTGACCTTGGATCTGCTCCCAGGCGGCTTTGGCTTGTTGCTCCATCGCTAGTGCCTGTTGAGCCTGGGCTTGTAGCTGCGGCAGTTGCTCCGCAGGTACCTGGGACCAGTTGATATTGCGGTACTGATTCGCGTTGCCGCTCATCACGTTCGCCATATACTCGGCCCTGCCAGCCGCCTCGTTCAGGCGGTCCTCCAGGTCAAACCTTAAACGGAGAGTCTCGCCCAT